ATTAAAATCTTATTTCATATTTATGATAAAGAAAAAGTATCAGAAGAGAATTTTTTAGTAAACTTTAAAATTAAATGGTTTTTTCATGAGAAATATGATTTATGTTTTTCTTTTATAGGAGAAGTTTTAAATTATATAGAAGAGAACTTTCATAAAAAAATAGCAATTAGTTACATAGAAGAAGAAGTTATAATGAAAGATTTAGATAATTTACAAGCTTTAGAGGAAGTGACTATGATTGGTTATCCTATTGGATTACATGATGAAGTCAATAATTTGCCAATATTTAGAAAAGGATATACAGCTTCTCATCCAGCTTTATCTTTTAATAATGAAGGAATAGGTCTAGTTGATATGGCATGTTTTCCAGGTTCTTCAGGATCTCCAATTTTTATTTTAAATGAAGGTAGTTATAGAGATTCTAGTGGAATAGTTATAGGAAATAGATTAATTTTTTTAGGAATTTTATTTGCTGGACCAACATACACTGCAACTGGTGAAATAATAATGAAACAAATAGATATGAAATTAACTCCTATTTCTTCAGTTAATATAATGACAAATTTAGGGTATTATATACAAGCAAAAGCTATTTTAGATTTTAAAAATATAATTATTGAAAAATTAGAGAATCAATAAAGAGATTCTCTTTTTTTATATTCAAAAACAGGGGGGTGATAGTGGTATGGCTTCATTAACTGAAAAACAAAAGAGATTTGCAGACTACTTTATTGAAACAGGAAATATATATCAATCAGCAATTAAAGCTAGATATAGTGAAACATATGCAAAAACACATGCATATAAATTGCTAGAAAATATCAGTGTAAAAAACTACATTGATAAAAGATTAAAAGAACTAGAGGAGAAAAGAGTGGCTTCAGCTACTGAAGTGATGCAATTATTAACCTCAGCTATGAGAGGAGAACTGGATGAGGAAGTAGTAGTTGTAGAAAGTATTGGAGATTATTGCTCTGAAGCTAGATTAGTAAAAAAGAAAATAGGATTAAAAGATAGAATAAAAGCTGCTGAACTTATTGGAAAAAGACATAGATTATTTACTGATAAAATCCAAGTAGATGGATTAGTTCCAGTAATGATAACAGGGGAGGATGAAATTGAAGATTAAGAAAGTAAGCCTACCCAAACTTATTGGAAAAGGATATAAAGATTATTGGAATTTTACTGGAAGATACAGAGTATGTAAAGGATCCAGAGCGTCTAAAAAAAGTAAAACAACAGCTTTAAATTTTATCTATAGACTTATGAAATATCCTGGAGCTAATCTACTTGTAGTAAGAAAAGTATTTAGAACTTTAAAAGATAGTGCCTATACAGATTTAAGATGGGCAATTAGACAATTACAGGTTGATGATTATTGGGATTATAAAGAAAGTCCTTTAGAACTTATATATAAACCTACTGGACAAAAAGTATTATTCAGAGGGCTGGATGAACCTATGAAATTAACTTCCATAACAGTTGATGTAGGTTCATTGTGTTGGTGTTGGATAGAGGAATCTTATGAGATAACGAAAGAATCTGACTTTAATATGCTAGATGAATCTATCAGAGGACAAGTAAATGGAGATTTATTCAAGCAGATAACCTTGACTCTTAACCCTTGGAATGAAGGGCATTGGATAAAGAAAAGATTTTTTGATGCAGAACCTTGTGATGATATTCTAGCTAAAACTACCAATTATCTCTGTAATGAGTTTTTAGATGAATCAGACTTGAGATTATTTGAGAGAATGAAAGCTGAAAATCCTAGAAGATATAGAGTAGCAGGATTAGGAGAATGGGGAATATCAGAAGGCCTTATATATGAGAATTGGGAAGAGAAAGAATTTGATATACAAGAAATTTTAAATAACATACCAGATATAGAGAGCAGTTTTGGGTTAGACTTTGGTTATACCAATGACCCTACTGCTCTTTTTTGTGGGCTAATTTCATTAAGTAGAAAAGAGATATATGTTTTTGATGAACTGTATAAAAAAGCTTTAACTAATAGAATGATTGCTGATGAGATTACTAGTATGGGAAAAGCTAAAGAAAAAATAGTAGCTGATAGTGCAGAACCTAAGAGTATAGATGAACTATATGACTATGGACTGTATAGAGTTATACCAGCAAGAAAAGGAAAAGATAGTATAAATAATGGTATTCAATTTATTCAAGGATTTAAGATTATAATCCATCCAAGCTGTACTAACTTTTTAACTGAAATAAGTAACTACACTTGGGCCAAAGATAAATTTGATAAACCTATCAATAAACCTATAGATGATTTTAACCACTTAATGGATGCTATGAGATATGCACTAGAAGGATTTATTGAAGGAGATACATTTAGTTTTGATTAATGAGGAGGTGGAATAGTGTTAGGATGGCTTAGAAGTAAACTATATAGAGATAAAGTTGAGAAAGGCTCTGATAAAGATGTTAGATACTTAGAATATATAGTTGAAAGATTTTTACACAGTAAAAAAAGATTAGATATGATTACTGGAGAAAGATATTATCTAGGACACCATGATATTCTGTGGACCAAAAGAGAAGTTATTGGAGAAGATGGTAGATTAACTGAAGTTGATAACTTGCCAAATAATAAAAGAATAGATAACCAATATGAAAAGCTAGTAGACCAAAAGGTAAATTATTTATTGGGAAAACCACTTACTTTTCAAACTGATAACCAATTATACCAAGAGCAACTAGAAAAAGTATTTGGACTAGAGTTTCATAGAATTATTAAAAATCTAGGAGAAGATGCATTAAATGGTGGAATAGCTTGGATATATCCTCACTATAATGATAAAGGAGAGTTTGTATTTAAGAGATTTGAACCTTGTCAAATATTACCAGTATGGAAAGATGAAGGACATACAGATTTAGAATTTGTAATTAGAATTTATACCATTCAAGAATGGACAGGGTCAATGTTAGAAGATGTGGAGATAGTAGATGTTTATAGCTTAGCTGGAATAGATAGATATAAATATCATTATGGAGCTTTGAAATATGACTCACATTATAACTATTTCAATATAGGAGAAGAGCAATTTAACTGGGATAGATTACCAGTAATTCCTTTTAAGTATAACTTACTTGAAAAACCTTTAATATTGAGAGTAAAAAACTTACAAGATGGAATTAATAAAGCTATTTCAAACTTTGAAAATAACTTAGATGAAAATCCTAGAAATTGTATCTTAATATTAAAAAACTATGATGGACAGAAACTAGGAGAGTTTAGAAAGAATTTATCTACCTATGGAGCTGTAAAAGTTAGAAATGATGGAGGAGTAGAAAAGCTTACTGTTGAACTTAATGCTCAAAACTATAAGGATATTATAAAAATATTCAAAGATGCATTAATAGAAAATGGTAGAGGATTTAATGCTAAAGATGATAGGCTAGGAAGTAATCCCAATGAGATGAATATTCAATCCATGTATGCTGATATAGACTTAGATGCTACAGGAATGGAAGTGGAATTTAGAAGTGGATTAGAAAAACTACTATATTTTGTTAATGCATATTTTAGTCATATGGGATTTGGAGATTTTGAGAATAAGAAAGTAGATATCATATTCAATAAAGATATCCTGGTAAATGAATCTCAAACTATAGCTAACTGTAAAGCTTCAGTTGGAATAATTTCTGATGAAACTATTATAGCTCAACATCCATGGATAAAAAATCCTGTAGAAGAGTTAGAAAAAATTAAAAAGCAAAAAGAAAAAGAGTTAGATACTTATGGAGGAGCATTTGGGAATAGTAAAAATCCAGATGATGTAGATGAGTAGTTATTGGGCTGATAGATTTTTATCAGAAGAAGAGAGAAGAGATAAAGATAATAGGAGATATTATTCAACTATTGAGAAAGAATATAATAAGGCTTTAGCTGGTTTAGAGAAAGATATTGAATATTGGTTAGGGAGAATAGCTAAAAATAATGATATCAGCATCTCAGGAGCTAAGGAACTGTTATCTAAAAAAGAGTTACAAGAGTTTAAGTGGACAGTAGAGGAGTATATCCAAAGAGGAAAAGAAAATGAAGTATCTGGGCAATGGTTAAAACAATTAGAAAATGCATCAGCTAGAGTTCATATTCAAAGATTAGAAGCTCTTAAAATACAGATACAAGATAGAATAGAAAATATGTACACTACTAGAGATAGAAGTATGGAAGATTACTTATGTAGAGTATATAAAGACACATACTATCATACAGTATTTGAAATTGATAAGGGAGTGGGAAGTATTCAATCCAGTTTCAATAAATTAGATGATAGAAAGATATTACAAATAATCCACAAGCCTTGGGCAGTAGATGGAAAAGACTTTTCTACAAGGATTTGGGAAGATAAAGCTAATCTAGTAAATACTCTTCATACAGGACTTACTCAAGCATTTATAAGGGGTGGAAATCTTGATGATGTAGTTAATGATATATCTCAATTTGTAAGTTCTAAGATAAAAAATAAGAAGTATGTAGCAAGCAGATTAGTTACAACTGAGAGTGCTGCTTATGCATCTAAAGCACAAGAACAAGCTTATAAAGATTTATCTGTAGATAAATATGAAATACTTGCTACTTTAGACCTACATACTTCTGATATATGTCAAGATTTAGATGGAAAGATATTTGATAGAAAAGATTATCAAGTAGGAGTAACAGCACCACCTTTTCATCCTAATTGTAGAACAGTTACAGTTCCTTGGTTTCCAGATGACGTAGATACTGGAGAAAGAGCAGCAAGAGGAAAAGATGGAAAAGTGGGATATATTCCTCAAAATATGACTTATAAAGAGTGGTATAACAAATATGTAGAGCAAAAATTTGAAGAAGATGGTATAATAGAATTAGAAGAAATCAATATAAAATTGGGAGAATTAGAAAAAGATTTAGGAGAGATTCATTCTAAAGAAATAAAAAGAATTTTGAGTAAAGCTCCTAAAAATATTCAAAAGATATGGAATCGTTATGCTGATGAATTTAAATTTGCAAATACTAAGCATAAAGGAACTGCAAATTATTCAACATATAAAAATGCAGTTAGTTTAAATCTAGAAAAAGTAATGAGAGATAATAAATATGATTTTGGAGAAGGAAGAGGCCCTGAGATTTCAGAAAAAGCATATGGTACTTTTTTCCATGAATTTGGGCATAATATTTCTGCTTTGATTTCTAGAGATAAAGGTGTGAAATATTATGATTATTCAGATATATTTGAAAGTAAAAAATATATGAATAAAAAAGGTTCTGGATATATGCTATCAGAAATGTTAAAAGAAGAGGCAGATGAGAAAATAAAAGCACTTGCTAAAGAAAAAGGCATAAAAAAATCAGAAGCTTATTGGGTAATGAGTTCAAATTTAAGAAAAATGACAGCATTAGAAAGTGGCGATATTTCAGATATATTTAGTGGATGTACAAAAAATAGAAGTGTGGGATATTTTAAACACGATACTGGATATTGGAGATACACTAATGTTGGTGTTGAAGCTTTTGCAGAAATGTTTGATGCTACTATTAATAATCCCGATTCTTTAAAAAGAATAAAGGAATATTTCCCAAAATCATATGATATATTTTTAGAAATGTTAGATAGTGTGGAGGTAGATTAGTATGAGAACTGTTAAAGAAATATTTAATGATTATGAGAAGAAATTTAACGAAACAATAGCTATACCAAGGACTTGTCAAGATATAGAAGAATTTTTAGAGGAAGTTGAAAAATGTATAAAAGAAAATCGTAAAATAGATGAGGATAAATGGTATGGAGAGCACGAAGAAGGAGTTTTATATTAAAATTTATTGATTATTAAGCACTTAGAGAAATCTAGGTGCTTTTTTAATACAAAAATATAAGGAGTGATAGAGATGAGAAAACAATTTCTAGTAACTGAAGTTGTAGAAGTAGAGGAAATGAGTTTAGCTAACTATTATGAAAGTGAAGGGCTTGGAAATGGAGAAACTTCGCAAGAAAGAGTTTATAGGATATTTCACAAAGATGGGAGAACAAGCATGTGCCCTAAAGATATCTTTTTAAGAAAAGCATATGAGATAGAAAATAATAGTATTCCAGACGAGTTAGTAGAGGAATTTATCAC